AGCCTCTTCGAGGAGTGTGACTGCTCTGACGATTGGCTCTTTGTGACCTTCGTTATTAAAAACGTGCGTCTCATCAGAGTCCGTGTCATAGAGAACAATGCAGTGGATCTGGGTAAGATCATCGAGAAGACCGTCTGTTTCACAGTCAAAGACAATCATTTTTTCTTAGGCCATCGATAGGTTTTATCTCTGAACTGAGCCCTCTCCACCATTTCTGGTGTTGGAGGTTTCGGCTTAGAAATCGGAGGGATCGAATGGTTCCGAAGTATCATAGTCATTAGTGGGCAGGAAGCAACAAGTCTCCTTGTCGTATTTCAAATGTTCTGCGATGCCAGTTTCGCCGCTAAAGCGATTTTTAAGGATTCTAACTCTTGTAACAGCGTCAGGATTTCGGTCTTGCTGATCTCGTTCGAGGGCAATGACGCTATCTGAAAGCTGAGCAATGCTAGCTGACCCGCGTAACTGTCCCAGGGATACTTGTTGTCCTTGTTCGTGACCTTTGTCATCGTGTGATCGACGTAAGTGTGAAACTAGAAAGAGTGTTATCCCTGTGCGCTCAACAAGAGACCTGAGCTTGGTCATTGTTTGGTCAATCATGCGACGTTCATCGCCATCAAGACCACTTAGGAGGATTGAGAGGTGATCAAGGAAGACAACTCTGCAATCAAGTCCTGCTGCCATGTACTCAATTCTGTTGTAGATGACATCTGGGTCGTAAGAACCCCAGCCATCAAACAAATAGAGATTCCAATTAGCAAGAGTCTCGTTATAAATTCGGGAGAGGGTAGATCGTTCATGTTGTCCAATATGTAACGGCTTCTTGGCCGCGACTGACATCAAACCCAGAGCGGTTCTTTGAGTTGATTCTTCAAGAGCCAGATACCCGACGGTTGGTCTTTCCCCTCCACCTTGTAGTAGTGAAGTTGCAAGCTGACGGCAGAACGTGGACTTGCCTGTGCCACTGCCTGCAGTAACCGTAACAAGCTCTCCTCGTCTAATGCCATGCAGTAGTTCGTTGAGTCCGGGGTAGCAGTATTCGTAGTCATTAGGTGGATTAGGTGTAGTTACAAGCTCCAATAGAGAGCGACCATCGACAATGCCATCAGGTCGGTAGGGTTTTGCATCGAAGAAGATAGCTTTATAAATAGCCTTTGAAGCTCCGTCTTGTAACGCTTCTGATGCGTCTTTGTACGGAGCCAAACGGGCGATCGTGCACTTGCCTGGTGGTAGTACTTGCGCAGCCTCTTCCGTCGCTTTATGTCCTGCTGGGTCGTCGTCGAACCAGAGACATATCTCTGCATAGCCCTGTAAGAACTCTAAATTTGCTTTGATTGATTTTTTGGCCGCGGCTGCTCCGCTTGGTAGCGAGACCATGTCCCAGCCTGGCATTGCTTCCATACAAGAGAGAGCATCGAGCTCTCCCTCTGTGATGACAATGCGTTTTCCTTTACCAGACGCCAGATGCTGGCCCCAAAAAGATCCATCGTGTTCTCCTTCGAACCAGAATTGTTTGTCTTTGGTCTTGACCTTGCAGCCGGTAACCCGACCATCCTTGTCGTGGTAGTAGAACCTCAGCTTGTCGCCATCTGTTAGGGTTTTAGTACGCTGACAGAGAGCTTCAGTAATCTTCCGATTAGTGATGCGTCGAGGGTCGCCGACAACCGTGATCGTGGAAGTGTTGCCCTTGCTCACTTGACCTCCGTCTCCAGAGGACCAGGTATTGCAGGCAAAGCAAAAAGTGTGCCCATCGCTGTATACAGAGTTAGCGTCTGAACTACCGCAATGATCACAAGGCGCGTGATGAAGGAATTCACTTAGATCAGCCATTCGAGTGGAATACTTGAGTAGGTGGCCCAAGGTATGGCGTGCTTTTCACACCACTTGGCATAAGTGGTCTTTGATCCCTTTCGGATCTTGAGGTATGGGTCTTGGAAGACCATACGAATATCAAGTTCTGGATTGCATTTCTTGACGGCTCTCATCTTTCGACGATCAGCGTCATCCCAGTAGCCCTTGGTTTCTAGAAAGACACCATTGGGTAGTACAAAGTCAGGCGTATAGTTGTGTTGTATCTGATACGGAACTTTGGTGGACTCGTATTCGTATGAGACTCCAAGCTCAAGGAGAAGGTCAGAGACCCGCTCCTCCAAGCTGGATCGAAACATCAGAAGTCGTTAGTAGTTTCCTCTTCAGTGACGATGTTGGGCTCACCAACCTTGAAGCCTTTGCTCTGACCAAACAGAGCAGCTGCCTCTTCGCCGTTCAGGTCTCCCCGATCAACACCAGCAGTGCCGGATGCTTGGATGACTTGAATAGCCGAGAGCTTGAGACTGGTGCCGATGGCATCAGGCAAGACATAAGGCTTCTGACGGAATGCCAGCTTTACAAGAGACCCAGAGAACAGAGGAATCTCGTCTGTGATGGGAGTCCCGTCGGAGTCAACAATTGGGATTGACTGGTCAGGCTTCCAGCTGAACTTGACTTGGAACTTGCCGTCTTCAACTTCTTCCCAAGGAGCAAACTTCTCAGTGATGCGCTTGGGGTTCTTAGCCTTAGAACGAGCCCAGTTAAGAGCATCAACACGTTCCTCTTCGAGAGCATCAATGGTCGCTTGATCAAGGATGGCACCAAGAGTGTGGTTGTTGTACTTCTCGCTGGGCTTAAAGATGGACTGATAGCCTGACAGAACGACAGGCTCTTTTGTGACATGGGTGGTTGCCATTAGCAAAAGAAATAGGTGGACTCGATGACACTCTCCGGTTCGAGATCGCCAACGATGATGGATGGGTCAAACTCAACGCCTATCTGCTTAGACCACTCTTCCAAGTAGTTGTGTTCAGCAAATAGGTACATGTAAGTTTCTCTGACAAGCTGTGACAAATAATGCATGTCAGTAGCACGACATAGAACCGAGTCGTGTATGAGGGCCAACGGGTAGTCAAACCGTATCGCAGATAAGCACAAAACCGAGGCATCTAGGCTGTGGATCAGATTCGGTGAAGTTGCACTTAAGTGACGTTGTTTGTTGACAACATCAGAGTCTTTAGTAGCGACAGAAACCTTTTTTACTTTTCCAAGTAATTGGAGTTCCATTCGTTGAATTTCTGCTTTCATAAGCTTTTGTTCAACATGGAAGCCAGATGGTGTGACCCAACTGATTCTGTCTCTACCGTCAGCTAAAGCTTCTTTGACTTTCTCTTCAATCCAGTCCATCACTTTGATGGGACCAGGGAAGATACCAGTCTCTGTTTCTCTGTTCCACACTGCATCTCTCAAAGCATGAGTGACAGCACTGATGTCTGCTCTCTCTTCTTTGGTTGACACAGAGACACCCTTCTCTTCCAAAGCATCCTTCACATAACCCCAATTGCTTTTGAACTTTGCGTTGTATGGAATAGTCATGACCAGCCTCTTGGCAACGGTTCTATCAACTAATTCCCGCAAATGCTCAGGACACTCAGGCTTAGCGAATTCAGCTACGGCTTTGTAGGCGTCTTGTGGTTTCTCACTAGGGAGGACATTGACGAGACGAGCTGTGCTCGCATCTCTAGCCAACCCAGCCAGAATTTGCAGACCAGAGCAGGTCGCATCCACAGCAACAGGCAGGCCAGTAGTAGACCTAGACCTATCAATAAGTAAGGCATTGTATTCCTCGCAAGCTGCCAAGAACTGCCATGATTCGTCTGCTGCTTCCCATTCAGATAAGTATCCGATTGGATCAGTAGCAACACGATGGATCAGCTCCTCGTGATCGTGAGCCCATTGAATGCGCTCAGCCATTGGCTTTTTGTCGAGGCCGTAGGTGGTAGCGACCTGGAAGCGAAGCCAGTCTTCATGCTCTGGTTTCAATACTTGCTCATCCGCAAATCTCAGAAGGCTCTTGCCGAAATCTGTATCTTGCGGTGAGAGTATGTGAGACACAGGGTAAATGCGACCCCGGTAATCGAAACTCCAGATGTGATACCAACGGTCCACATCCTTGAATCGTTCGATCGCTTTCATTGTCATACGAGTACGACAACTACGACGGATCAGAGCATTGTTCCTGTTGTAAACCTCAGCAGCCCGACGACAGTATTCCTTTCGAGCATCGGCATTGGTGTCGATGTCTACAGGCTTGGGTGGTAAGTCTTCGGTTGCTGTGTGTGGGAGGAACTTGCCCACTTTGGTGCCACTCTCATAGAGAGCTTGCGCCACCTCAACTGTAAAGGGATTCAAGGTGTATGCAACCTTTTGAATCTTGTTGAGGAATTGCACAGGAGTCTTCCCCTGTACCGGTGTCGGATCAACACGGCGCACCATTTTGTGAGCACGCATCACCTCATTCAGCAGGTAACCACCTGATCCATCTTCCTTCCAATCACTGGGAGGGATGAGCATGGGCCATGGCTCCGAGCTGTAGAGCTCAGCTTGTTGCAGGATCTGATCTTTGATGTCAAGGAACTCAGCTGTTGGTGTAAGGAACAGGGCTGTCTTCTTGCCATCTCTCTGCTTAAAGACTTCAAACCAATTGCAGCACTCCAGCACGCAATCGACGAGCACATTGCCAAGACGAACACGAGTAGTAGAGGCCCAAGTCTTCCACTTGATGTCAGCTCTGTTCATCATCAGCTGCACATCAGTCAGCTTTTGACGTGTGCCCATGGCTGAGTGCCAATAGTTGTCTTTGATTGTTCTGAGCAGCCCAGGTGCCCTGTTCTCGTAGTACCGCATCTGGCACTCGCCTTGTATGCCTACACCAACAGCCTCATAGACGTTGGTCAGCAAGCCGTCGTACGGACCTTTGTGGCTGAACACCTTGTCGAAGATGATCTTGAGGGTGATGCCAGCAGCCACGAGAGGCTCAAGGCCAATCAAATGCTGCTTGATCTCAGCGAAGTGCTTGCCTGCATGGCCGCGGTGAATGCGGTTGTGCTTCTCCTTGATGGCCTCTTCTACCGCCGGCAAGAGCGTTTGAATTGAAGCCACGCCATACACACTCGATGAGGCGTAAGCCTTGTTCTCGGCCTTCTGAGTGTTGTCTCTGAGCGCTTTCAAACCGATGCTGATCTGCTTGCGCTCTTGCTCCAGCTGCTGCTGGATGCGTTCGAGGAACTCTTCTTCAGTCCAGTGGTCCTTCCAAAAGCTGGTGCCCTCGTAGAGCCTGTTCAGCTGTCGGCGCAGTAGGTCCTTGTTGAGTTGAGACATGCAACTGGTTTACGGATTGGACACCCACCATTAGTGGGCAGGTTGCAGGAGAAGGGAAGTCAGGCTTTTTACCTGAGCGTTCCCGTTAATGAACAAGTAAGCAACTAGAACCTAAAACCAGCGCGTCTACCAATTCCGCCAGGTGGGCATTGGGATTCCAACGATGAGTCTCGTTGAGAATTGAAGGTGCTTGAACCTAGAAATGAGCCTAATGGAGGCCATTGGTTGCACCTGGATCAGGTTCTAGATGCTTGCCATGGCTTGATCAAGAGCACGGTTCGACACCTTGCTGTAACGCAGAGTCGTTTCGATGTTCTTGTGACCAAGCATCTCTTTGACATGCAAGAGAGGCACGCCTGCTTCACACAACCATGTGGCAAATGAGTGCCTCAGGGTGTGGAACACATAGCGATCATCATCAATGCCAATGAAGCGACGTACCTTGGCAAAGTTACGCATTAGAGTACTGCGATGGCTCCACTCATCACCAAAGATCTTGGTTTGAGAATTAACCATCTCCACGCGGCGCGTGATCGTGACTCTTATACGCTCATGGATAGGGACCCAACGGCAGTTCTTACCCTTTGTATCCACATCGGGTAGACCACCAATCCATATCTTGTTCTCACCAAGGAGGATGTCACGAGCCTTGATCTTCATGATCTCCCCTTGCCTTGCCCCCGTGTAGGCAGCAAACAAGATGATGTCGTGTAGATCCTCACGCTCGTATGGATCCAATGCAGCAGCAGCTAACTGCTCCACCTGGTCCTTGCTGTACCACTGAACTCGGTACTCAGATTCCTTACGCCTTTTGAATTTAGGCGGTGGTGTATCTAAGAGTCCTTCTTCATGGCAGTGTGAGAGGACTGTACGGACAGCTGTAGTGAAACGATTAATCGAAGAGTTGCTAAGGCCTTGCTCTTCAAGATCAATAGCTGCTCCGGTGAGAGTTGCTTGATTGATTCGTTTAACTGGGTAAGACCGTCCGAAGAGGTCTGTAAAATAGTTCGAATAGATTCGAGCTGACTCTGCACCTCCCCCATGTCGCCAGGTGTGCCTGGTTTTGAAGGTGAAGTCGAGTGCTTGTCCCCAGGTCCTAATAAGAATGGGTTCATGAAGTTCCATACACTTTGAGTTTGAGAAGTTCAAGTAACTGCTCGCCTCTTACTGTCAACCTCAACTTGACACGTCTCCAATTGCCATCGTCCTTGTATTTCTCAACGAGGTCGAAGCCATCATTCTTTGATAGGCGATGGGTCTTGCCCAGCCAATCGATAAGACGTGATGCTGAAGACGTACTCAAACCAAGGTCCTCTTCCATTGCCTGTTTATGGCACTGGTTGTGGCTAGCCACGTAGTAAAAGCAAGAGATGAGCTGAGAGGGCACTTCCCTCTCCATCTTTCGAAACAACTCGTTGGCCTCTAGCAATGCAAGGGCCACGTCGTCTGTTACCTGCCTGCGAATGGGATCCATGCGTTCGGCCAGGACAGCTGCAGTTCCAACCAACCTAACGCCAGTGTCAAAGTGGTGTGTGAACATGTAACGTATCGGTAGATACATACATCATATCCATCAGTGGGACGGTTGATGCTAAAGCTTAGACGTTCTTCACGTTTGACCTTTACATCGTCAAGCTGGTCGATTGGAACGAGGTTCGGAGCCTTTTCATTTGATGGCATTAATGGACAGGTTTGAAAGAGGACGGACTAAAAAAGGGGATGCCCGTCTGTGGGCAATTGTACTTCAAGTTGCATTGATAAGCGTAGTCGTTGTCACCAAGGCTGAGAAAAAGGGGATACTCCTCCTCATCCATTAGCTCAATGTCCTCCATCTGAAAATGGAATCCAGCATCAGTCGTCATCTTTGTAGGGGTGGTAGTTGAGTAGGACACACATGCCTTGATCAGTCACGAGTGTTATTTCCAGGGGCTCTTCTGAAATGATCAGATCCCTGCAACGCTTGTTCGCTGCACTCATTCGCTTGTAGCTGTATTCCTTGACCTTGCCGGTCTTCTGATTACTCGCACGAATGACAGCAACATGCTCATTGGATTCAAGATGGAAGGGGATCATTTCCATCAAGAGCTCAAACTCACAGTCTTCGAAATACTCCTCAGGAGCATCCTTGATTGCACGCCATTTATTCTTGTAATAGCGGGGTTTAGCCATTGGTCTCACGTCTCTAAGTGCAATGCCTGTTCGGGCAGAAATATTGAAGGCGGTCCACGCCGCCGTCTCGATGTCGGGAACTTCGACATAAATAGAACAAGTTTGAAAGACAAGTTCAAAGGGGTACATACTCAGATGTCCTTGAACACATTAAATGTAAAGAGCTGTTGAGCTAGTGCAACACCAAATGTCGGTTTGTAAGAAAGTCGTAACATTTGCCTGCCAGTACAAGCTTTAATCCATTGGTAGCACTGGCTTTGTACTGTAATAGTGTGCATTAGTGGGCACCAAGCTAAATATCGGGTGGGGCTGTTAAAGCTGGCTATTTGCCAATAAAAAAGCGCCATCATTACGACAGCGCACGTGATCCGTGATCGTGAACCCCCCTGGCCCTATCTAGTTTTGTACATGTGTACTAGTAAGGGTCGATGGTGAAGGGAAGGTAAAAGAGGCACAAAAAAAAGCCCCCGCTTTCGCGAGGGCCAAGTGTTATGAGGTGCCGATTGGTTCACTCTGGCTCAATCTCAAAGAGGTGGGCAATGGTGCAGACAATCTGCATTGCCTTCATCCGTTGAGCTTCAGTGGCTACTGACCAAAAGGTGAGCGTGCCGCCTTGATCTCGTAGCTCACTGATCGCATCGTCAAACCAGTGGGTATTTCCTGGCAACCAAGCAATGAGCTGACTTGTGTATGGATCGCATGCCCTCTCGCTGATTGCGTAGAAGTCACGCTCCCCACTGTTCAACTCATCAGCACAGTGCGAGCAGGTCTCATAGACCCAATCGTCTGGCATCTCCCCATGGTGTGCCTCATAGGTCACCTTACGGTAGAAATCTGCCGTTTCCTCCTCATGCTTGATAATGGTTGACCCATCGTCTCGCTTAAAGGTGGTGAATGAGTGGGCGTAATCATTGATGCTGTAGGTCTCAGCCATTGGTAGGGAGATCATGCCGTCACTCCCACCTTTTGATTCCAGTTCTCAGCTTCCCAGTTACGGCACGCCTTAGGGCTGACGTAGTAGACGCCAGTCTTGTCGTTGCGTGACAGGTCAGCTGCTACTGCTGTCGCATCAGCTGCAGTCATGCATTGATGAACAGTCAATTTAATGAGACCACCAGATCGGCTGTTCTTTTTGTGAACGCGATCAAATCGATTGACAAACCAAGCCATGGTAATTAGTTGTTAGTGGACAAATGGTGCTTAATGCTGTCCCAATTGGGACGAGATGAGCGGCTGACGTAATAGAACGCCCTGCCATGATCAAATGATTGACGTTTGCAGCACACTTGATAAGCGGCTTCGAAAGTCTCGTATTGATCGACAGTGTCGTCACTCCTGCCCTCCTGCACGTTCACGTAGTACATCACTGCTCACCCCCTGTAGTCACGATCACGTTTGCATCGCGTAGGTAGTAAAAGGCATCAGGATCTGAGAGCCTGTACTCCTTGAGGGCTAGTGTTGCCTCAAAGCGTTGAGTGTCTTTGTACTCATCAACGCGCTCGATGTAGCCGTTGCCGTCTCTGACTATGTAAATCATCAGACCATCTCCTTACTACGCTTAGCAAGGATGATCTGTTGGACCATTGCCTGATCATCAAACTTGGAGGACTGACTGAGTGGTAGGACACCACCAGCAATCAAGCCAATAGAGAGGAAGTAGAGGTCTAGTGCCCTTGCTTCTTGCTTGGCGACAGCATGCATTGAGGCAATGCCACAACCAATGCCGCCGACCATCATCGACAAGGACAATCCAATGAGTAGTTGTCTCATGGTGTTGTGTTCAATGTGAATAGGTGTCAGCAGGTCAACCGCCCTGGTATTCCTGCCGACAACCAATGATTGCCTGCAAGTGGACAGGTTAATGGTCTTGTTGTGCCACTTAGTCAATTGACTTGATTAGGTTAAGAAGGTTAAGAAGGGCCAACAGATCGCATGAGATTTATTGACACTGATTCTCAATTGCGACACAAGATGAGACAGCATGATCAGTACAACTGTACTAAACACGGCCCAAAAGGCTAGTGCGGTGCGCTGGATAGGGTGACCAGTAGCACTCTCACGCTCACCGGGTGACCCCATAGGGGGGACAGCGAGTCTCGGCACACATGCGAATAGGCTTCAGAGATTTCTGTCAAAAATTGAGCTCAAGACAAGCTCTACGAAGGAAATCCTGCATTTCAAACAGCAATAACTGCTCTTCAGGCTCTCCACCACTCCAAGTAGAGAGTTTTAGGTCAACTGAGTCTAATAAGACTCTACAAGCGACACTATCAAGACTAATCTCTACTACTTTATCTTCTTCTTCCACTGACACTCCTTATCTGCACAACGAATACCTCCATCAAGGTAAGGGAGGTAGACAACATTGACTGAAACAGGCTTACCACACTCACTGCAAGGCAGATAAGTCACTTCATCTTTCAACGGTTCCATATTCGTTCAAGTTTACGTTTAAGGGACTCTTGTTTAGTCTCACCTACAGGCCAGACTCTAGATGATAGTCTTAGTTGGAGTCTCTTCCAATACGACTTCATCTTCTTCTTTAAGTTGTTCATACTTGGCTACCATTTCTTTACACCAATCTCTAATGCTATTAACAGAAGGTGTGAACTTGGCTACACCGAATACTCTACCAACTTCTTTAGGTGTTCTTCTGATGCAAGCTGCATTCTTGTAGTACACCAGAAACCAATTAGGACCATTACGAGTACGATGATACTCAACTCTACAGTCAGTGGTATTGGATGGATATTCTATGACCATGTTAATAGTAGTAATAGAGGGTAGTCGATCTCTGTTGTCATCGATGTTGTAGTTGTTGTTGGTGGTCTACTAATGAACGTTCAACCGACTACTGTTAAAGGGGAAGAGAAATCATGATAATGATTGTCTTTTCCCCCCACGGGGGAGGATCCACCCTTTCCCCCCTCGTGTAACGGTGTCGGATCTAATTTATCCAGGTGGGGACTGACTTTTGGCCTGTTAGTTGTCTTGCCTTTTTTCGTTGGTCTAGATCGAAGCCCAAGACAAGGTGATTAGCGGCGCTCTGAGGGTCATCTAACCAGGCTTCCTGTAGATCTGCCCAGTCTTCACGTCTACGTGCCTTGACGGTCTCGTAAGCGCTAATAGACATAGCATCTGTAAACCATTTGACACCCTGACTTAAGCAGTCAAGTCTGTCATCGTGTTTAACAGCTCCCTTTTCGCGACACATGCGACTCATTTGGTAGAAGAGCATGTAGAGGAGTCTTTCTTCTGGTGCTGCTGCAGGATTGCTGCGAAAATCCCATTCAATGACTGATCGGTCAACAACAAGTCGATGTTGGTTGAGAATAGGTTCAAGAGCATCAATAATACGATCTTCTTTTCTAACGTTTGCCCTAACCTCTTCCACGTTGATGTTGAGTTTCGTCTCCTGAATATGTTTTCTAAAAAGTTCATTTACGAGGCCATCTCCGAAATTTGTTTCGCAGAGCAGGGTTGTAGCGCCGTACTTCTTGCAGCCTCTGAGGATGTCGAGGAGAGTGTTGTCTGAGTATCCTTCTCGATAAGCACGCATTTCATGCAAGTACAGAAAACCATTTCGTTGTGAGATATAAGCTGCAGCCGTCTCATCTGTGCCACGACCCGATGGATCAACCGAACAGACTGTCTCGGTGTAAGGACCCCATTCTCCTTGGAGCTGCATAGGAGAGTAGAAATAATCCCCAGGAAGTCCGACTGTTGGTAGGTCTTTGATAACGTTTGCGGGGTCGGAGCACCAAACGACGTTGTCGGGAGCGTCAGTAGGATTAACAGAGGTGACAACAAGGTCAGCCATTTTAAGCGGGAACTTCTCAGCGTCACTGAGAGAGGTGTCCAGCATGAATTGCAACATGAAGTTGCTGCGGCCCATAGCCGCTTCGCGTTCGATAAGGTCATCGTCATTAAATCGGTCAGGGTCAGTGACTTCCCACTGCTCTGCACCCATATCGAGGTCTTCTTGTAGGGCTGGAGCTAATAGGCCGTCATATTGGCTAATTTTGCGAGGGTATCTAGCAGGCCAGACAAAGGGTCTGTAGTTACGTTCAGCTAGCTTGCGATAGATCGTAAATGTAGTTTGTGGAGTACCTAGGTAGCAGATCCTGCTGTCTTGTTTAGGAGTAAGGATGGACTCAGCCTCTGTACAGAGTTGAAGGAGTTTCTCCCGCATTAACTCAGTCATGGAGTTACCAGGAACTTCGATGTCGTCTAGGACCATGAGGTCAGCACGACTACCAGTCAACTGACCGGTGATACCCACTGATTTGACAGAGGGTGCTTGGTGAGGAGCACAGTTGACATCAAAGGAGATACGAGACCAGCGAGAGTCTTCTGCTTTAGGTCGTAAGTGTTTGAGCCATGGTGTCTCGATGATCAGCTTCTGAAGGAAGATGGACATGTTGTCAGCACGTTCCTTAGATGCTGAGATAATCATGATTTTCTTTTCTGAATCATTAAATAGAGTCCAGAGAACAAAAGCACCAGTGATCCAAGACTTACCGACGCCACGAAAGGCCTGGATTTGAAGACGCTTAGGACCATGTTGTAGATAATCAGCGATTGAATATTGGGCACGAGTTGGAGAGGGTAGGTCTAGTTGTTGCCACAGAGCCTGCAGAAACAGCTTAAAATCGGCCTGTAAGGCCTCTAATACGTTGTTCATGTGTATATCTATAGGAGGCCTCATTAGAGGCCCCTTGTAGGCGATTTAGAAGGCAAGTCCAGAAGGAAGGAATTTATTCTTTCCGACTTGTTCGGTATGAGGCATGAGAGTCTCTTTGCTCTTCTCGAAGGTGTCCTTAGTGAGAGAGCGTCCTTGAGGGTTCTGTTCGTTAGTTGTTACGCCTCGATACATCTGTTCAGCTTCCATCCAGACCTGTGCCCAACCAGGTAGACGCATACGGCCAGGTTTAAGGGTGTTATTGGTCAGTTTGTAGGTGACAATCTCTTTGCCCATCTCTTTGAGAGCAGTCTTGAGAGATTTAGGGTCAAACTTGACATTGCCGAACTTGTCAGTCTTTGCGTTTCTGAGAGGTTTAGGGTTGTTAGGAGTCCCCTCTAATGGATCAATTGGCTTCCAGGTAGTGCTGCCTTCACGTCGTGCAATGGCTTGTAGACCAGCAGAGCTGCCAGGTCTTGCAATCGGGTATTGCAGAGCCCCACCAGTACCACGTCTGTAGAGAACAGAGCGGTTGTAATCCAAAGGTGCTCCCATTAAGTAGTTACCAACCTTGGTGCCATCGACTTGGCGGCCAAGCATGTACTTCAGACCTGCATTCTCTAGCCTTGCGATGTAGTCAAAGTCAGCGTACTGAGTAGTACCTTTAGCAAACGGGTTCTTGGGATATGGGCTGTACTGGAAAACGTCATGCCTAAAACTGATCTCGCTGCTAGCAGGACCGTACTTAGGTCGATTAGTTCCTTTATAGACTCCAATCTGATCCTGTGAGGTCTCCTTCATAACGTCGTAGGAGCCAGGCATCTGCATAGCAGTGATTGATTCCCTGCCATTACCAGGACCAAACCCATTGCCATCGGTATAAGTGTGGTATCCGCTGGTATGCATGTAGTCGCTACCAGCTAGCTTGCGCCTCAACGCATTAGCTTTTTCAGCTCCAGGGT